GATTAGCTTGCTTAAATAATGCAACATCATTTAAACTACTAAAGTCTATTGACTTATTATCTTTTGTTAATCTATACTTTATCATCTATCTGACTGATTTAATTGATTAAAAGTTGCGTAATCCACATCTAAAAATCTTTGTGTCGTTCCGTTTGTTTTAAATATTTGAATATAAATTCTACCTGCAAGTGGTATTCTCGTTGTATGTGTAGATACTAAAGCGCCATCTATGTAAAACTGAATAGCTGATGTAGTTGCCCTTATTGATAATGTTTGCCAAGTGTTAGCTGGTACTGTTGATGATGTGGTAGTCCATTCCCTGTTACCGCCAAAAGCAGATACAGTCTGCCAGTTAGCAGAGGCTGTGCTTCCTGTTTGTGTTCCGTCTAAATCATAAGTAAAATATGCGCTTTCTGTTGGATTAGCTGTTGGATTACCTTTCCAGCCAATAAATGTATAAAATCTCTGAGTGCCATCATTTAGTGTTGGAGTTCTAACCCTAAAATGCATCCAAGTAGACTTTATATTTGATCCTGTAATATCGTATGCAACGTTTACATTATTTGCGTATCCATTAGCTAAATAAGGCGAGCTTGCTGCACTCCCACCCGTTGATAATTGTATGCCGTTAATATTATTATCTCTTAAATTTAAAAATGAGCCTGATGCTGATATTTGTGTCATATATATAACATCACCGCTACCTTGAGGAATACCCGACGCTGCACTCGTTCCATCAAAATCGTAAGTTCTAAAAGTTCCCTTTTTTAATTGCGCAGATGAATACAAACTATCAGCGGCATCCCATGCAATCGCTGAACCTCCTGATATTGCATTTATACGATTGCTTAAACTCAAAGTGTCTACTTTTCGCAAATAAGGAGAAAGCATTGCCGTTGTATCGGTAACATTTAAAGGAGTGTAACCCAGCGTAGTTGTAATGCTTTTATTCTCCCAATACCCCAGCGAAGAGTTGTATCTTATAATTTCATTATTCGCAAGGCTTGTAATCCTAACATCATGCAGCTCGTCTAATTCTACTCCGTTTTGTGGCTTCACATAAATTAAGCCGTTCCCTGCATTTGCACGCTCTACAACGCCCACAAAAACCGAGTGTAATGGCGCCTGTGGCTTTGTAGCTGTAAACCCACCCGCCACGCTATCGAGCCATAGAATATCCCCCGGACTATATGCACCTAAATTTATGCCGCTGACCTGACCCTGTGTAGTAATCCATCCTGCTTCCCCCGCTGCAATATCCGCCCTTACAATACCCAAAGTCTTTGAGCTGAATGTGTCGCTTGTATTTTTTGCAAGTTTAACCGATGCCCTGTCACCACTTGCCCCAAAGATATAAACCACCTGACCCTTTGTAATCGTAACCGCTTCGGCATTGGTTACGTATGCTTTTACTACGGTGGCGGTGTCGGTGTTGCCGATGTTTGTTATTCCGTTCGCACCTGCCATGTAGGTAGTGCCATTGACTGCAACGCCTGCGGATAAAGTGCCAGATGTATCGGGCAGTTCCATGTTACGATTGTTAGTAATATTTGATGTACTAATTACTGAACTGAAATTATTACTTTGTAATTTTAAAATACCAGCCTTAATGCCAGTTCTTTGTGTGCCTAAAAAGAAATCTAAATACCCAGCATCGGATACAGCAGATTTTATTAAATAATCACCATATACACTTGACAGTTTTAATCCTGCTGCTTTTATTGTATCTGTTGTAACATTCCCCGCCGTTGTAACCTGCTGCAAGGTTGGGGTTGAGCCACCGCCTACCGCACGCCACTGACTACCAGTCCAAACATAAACGGAACTATCTGCAAGGGCATAACGAATGCCACCCGTATCGCGCCCGGTTGTTGCAGTAACCTTCGGGATGTTCAAATTAGTATTAAACTTACCCCCGCTCCACTGATACCAGTTATTAAATATCGTGTAAAGCTTGCCGTCTACGGTTTGCCCTTTGCCTGCAAATGATGCGCAAAGCAGTAAAGCACTAAATATAAATCTGTATGTTTTCCCCTTCATTAACTCCTCCATGTATTGTTATTGTTTTTGTTCCTGAATTAAATGAAATATAACGCCTATCGCTTCTTACCTGATATGTCAAAATTAACCCATCTATAAATACCAAAGGTGGCACAACAAGGCTATTATTTGTGAAGTCGGTATCGTCTTGCTCCATCGGCTCACCGGCACCAACTATGAAATCAATTATCTTACTCATTCGACTTGGGTTTATAAATATCGTATCATTTTCAGGTAGCTCATAATTACTCGGTAAATCGCAAACATCATAAAGAAACGGCACCTCCAGATCAATGCTGAATGTAACCCCCGCCACAATATCCTCAAACTTGTCCTCAAAAAACTCAAAGGTTGTGGATCGGGTAAACCGCCAAGGCTGCTTTTCCCATCCTATCTGCCCGACCAAATCATTCGCCACCTGCTCCATGTCGCTCTGCACCTCCATCTCCGTTGTATGCAAAACAATATCCGCTACCGTTACCTGCACCGTATGCGTCTTTATTTTCCCCTCCGTTGCACTATTACCCATAGTCATGAAGACTGCGGGATACACTACATCTTTTACCTCATTATGCAGGAAATAGTCAGCATTTACGACCTTTGCCGTCCTTATCTGCCGGTGGTCGGTTGCTATCTTTTTTAACTGTATTGCTATTTGGTTTCTGGTCATGCTTTGCGAAATAATCTTTTAATTTTTTGATAGTCTTTTTACTATACATTTTTGAATGGTTTTTGACAGTCGTCACAGTTCTTAAATTCATCATAAGGCATACCCAAATAAATACCCGGAAAGTATGCATCACGTTTGGGCACCACCGTATCCGCACGGCTGCCCGGATTGATATATAAAGGGAACTTAGCATTATTGCTTTCCTCAACTAAATACTTCACCAACCTTTGCCCGTAATATTCCGCACGGCTTTTAAATTTATTCTTTAAATCAATAAGTTCGCTCATGCTTACATTTTCGCTCCCCTCGTTCGTCTTTTTAAGTACACCCTTATTCCAATATTGATGCGTTAAGGTGTCTGTTAATTCTGCCACCACGTAATAAATAAGGCAGTCCCTCACGTAGCTTTTTAGGAGCGTTATTTCGTCCGCTGTTAGATTATTGCCTTCGATACCAACCTGCAAGCGTTCGTAAAGTCCTGAGCCTAATAAAGGCAAAATATACATATCCTGACAAACCTTTATCTCAGGCACGATCATTTTGCTATCTATGTTTGAGTGTATTTGTGTACGCTCATAAATATTTTCAGGGCTTATGAATAAAGTATCTCTCATTTTTTATTTTTTACGAATAACAAAATTTTGCACCCAACGGTGGCGGCATTCTTTTGAATTACCCCACCAACCGCCTTTTCTATCCCATACGCTATACCCTAACCTCGCACTCATTGTTTCAATGTCGGCACGAGAAAAGAATTTATTCATTCTTATTAATCTTATGCAGAAATCTCTTGTAGTAGGTATTATGGGGTCACCAACTCCGGGCTTTACCTCATAACTATACATGATCCTTTGCTCAAATGTGCGCGGCTTTTTATCCGTTAGCTCACTCAAAGGCTCGGGTATGGTGCGCTCTATAATTTCATCAACGCCAACCTTTTTAATAGATCTTAAAATCAAACCACCTTCAACAAGTATTTCAATAATGCTGACAACCTCATCAAAAGGCATTTTCAAAGCCTTTGCAATCACTTCGGGAGTAATCCTTTTATCCTTTTTGATAAGATCCAAAATATTAACCTCCGCCTGTGTTAGCTCTTCCTGAAAGTTATAACGGGCGCGGGATGCAATGACATTGTAATTATCTTTGCTCTCACCATGCGCCGCAAATTCCGCTAACATCAATTCGTCATTATCCTGCGCGCTAAATTCCATATCGTTGTCGATGGAAAGCATTACATTAATTTCGTCATCAGACAAACCTAATGAAGATTTAAGTAAAAGTTTCGCCTGCTCTTTATTGATACGACCTTTCTCAAAATTTCTGATAATCCGATTAACACCCTGCCATTGCCTGCCTGTTAAGTTCTTTAAATTCTCATTAACGGTAGCGGACGGTTGCGCCGCTATCGGTTGCGCTGTTGCAGGTTGCACCGCTTCCGGATACTTTGTTAAATCAATACCCAGCTTTTCAAGTATCCATGCCTTAGGTGCAAATTCTTTAATAGTTGCCTCACTAAACTCAAAAGCAATCGGCTCAATAGGTGCAATCACCATTTCGCCCTGCATCCCGAATAAATTGCTTATCTCAGTAAATAAAGTTTCTAACGCCCTTTGTTTATCGTTTACGTAAGTATTTTTGAAGATTTCATAAGCATCACGCATTTCACTACGTCCGCCCAGCTGCCCTTCAGTTTTTATACCCATTAAAATAGGGGAAACAATTTGATGCCCAACAAATATCTGCTGCTCGGTGGTCTTATTTAAAATGTCGAAATGCTTGTCAAGATCAGTATTCGATAAATCAAGAACGGTCGGAGCTTTTGCAGGATCATCACTAAAAGACAACACAATGCCGCCCGCGTTTTCGCTTCCCGTGAATTTCTTTTTGAATTTGGTCTCAACTACCTGCTGTTCTTCAGGAGAAGGTTTACCCTCGTTGAAGTTAATCAACTTACTGCTAAACATACCATTCTTAATAGTGCTTAAATGGTATTTAGAAAGCTCAATATCAACCTCAATCCAATTCAATGCACCAATGTAACCCGGATAAGAATACACCTCTAATCCCGGTCTGTATTCCTTATAGCAAATAATCTGCTTACCCTCTTTCACCGCCGGATTGTAAGCCGCTACAATCTCAGGTTGCGTTCTTGTTGATTGCGTCCAGTCTTTAATGTAGTATTGCGTGTTGTCCTTATTCGTGCGAACCTTGTGGTAAGGAATATGATAAACCGCGCCAACATTGCCGAGAGCGTTATAATGCAGCTCAAGATACACACCGCCAAAAATCTCAATATCCGTAGAAACTTTTTTGAGTAAATCATTTATCGTTTCATTCTTATTTGGTACCAACTCCTTTGCGCTCTCATCTTTATACGATATGCCATTACCTATGATGTAATTAACCTTACCCAATACTATACCGTTATGCTTACTGCTTTTATTCAGCTTCTCGAGTAACTGATTAGGGTAAAGATTATCCTCACCGAATTGAACGTAACCTTTGCCGGGTATCTCAACCATCATTGGCAGCTTCACATCTGCGAACTTTATAAAACTTATATTAGGATGCATCGTACATTTTGAATTTAACGTCCTGTGAATATTGCGT